CGCATACACTTTTCAAACAACATGAATTCAGGATCGGGAGCAGCCTTAGCTTCACCTGTCTTCTTATCAACTACTGCATGACCTTTATCGTCAAAGTAGCCTTTGTATGTAATAGTTGTATTGCTTACACCGTTGTACTGTTGTACATTAGGAGCAATAAGTTGCGCAAAGTCACCGTCAGTACTAATAATAACATGTTTATCATTAGGATGTGACTGTACCCAACCAGCAATTAAGTCATCTGCTTCTAGTTGCGGATGCCGCATAACAGTGCAGTTAGTCTTCTCTGATACAAAGTTCTTAAATTCGTCGAAGATTTCCCAAAACACTGTATCTTCTTCTGTCTCTGCAACAGTCATCTTGTCTCGAGTAACTTGTCTGTTACGCTTGTAAGGCTCATAGAAGTCTTTACGCCAGCTACGTCCTTCTAAACAAAATACAACATGCGAACCTTCAAAGTCACGCCACGCTTTCTTAACACTGTTAAGCGTAATGTGTAGAGCCATGCCTACTTTAGTATCTATGTCGCCACGTACTACATGCCTTGCACGGAAGAACGTGTTAGCAGTATCTACTAGAATATAAGTTGCCATTAGTTTGCCTATTGTTGTTTATATATACGATTATATACGATTATATACGATTAGTCAACCGTTATTAATCCCATAATAGCATACTTGTCATCTGCTATTGTGCTCATGTTGTTATGCTCGTTACTATATTCATCATTACTGCTGTTCCGCTTATTGCACTACCTATCATAATTGCTCTGTCACTCCATGCCATACCTACATATATCCATCCACAACTGCTGAGTACATATGCTATTTGCCCAAACATTGTAAAGCCTGCACTTAGAGCGAACACACCAATTACAGCACCTATCATACTAAACCATTTAACATACCAGTCTGGTGTGCCTGTTGGGGTAGTAGGAGTTAAGTCGTCAACTTCAGTTTGGAGTTCGGCAAGCTCTTGTTTTAAACGCTTACGTTCTTTTGACAATTCCATCGCAAGACTTTGAGCACGAGTTGCGCTCGCCGCTTCTTTATATTCCTCTTGTGTTGTAATCATAAAGTCTAATCCCACAAACTCTCGTAATATTCTCCAAACAATTTAAATCCGGCTGTCATACGTTCTTGGTGTTTTCTCATACCGTCGTGATCAACCCATTCAAAGTGTCCACCGAGGGGTATGTCTAGATTTTCTTTGTATGGCCCATAATAATTATCTTGCCAATCATCTTTGCACTTTTGCTCAAAGGCCCAAATCATTTC